GTTATATGGTTTCCGCATAAAGCACCTTCGGTGTTCCTCTACAAATCGTCGACGGGACTCTTGACGCCTTTGCCGCCTCGGTTCGGAACATGGGTGTAGATTACCCATCGCCAGCGCCATTGCTTCGGGGCATCGGGATACTTGCGCGAGAAACCGATATCCTGCACGCGCTTTCCTCAGATTCTGCCGCACTGTCGCCATGCAATTCGCTCGGGCTGCCGCCTGGAGTTGTAGCTCGTCCGGTTGGGCGCGTCAAGCAAGAGAGTGGGAGAATCTGGTCTACGGTTCGCTCGCTCCTCTTTGCCGACATTGCCCAGATAACCTCGCCCGGCCCTTGTGGCGTATCGGTCGGGCGGACGATTCAGGCAGGAGGGCAGTCGGGGTATGGGCGTATACGGCGGGGTTATCGAGGGAACTGGGGAACGAGGATTCGAACCTCGACTAACTGATCCAGAGTCAGTCGTGCTACCATCAGAAGCCCTGAAACGACAAACACTTAGCGATTTGCCCACCTGTGACTCGGCGTCCTGCTTGGCGCCGATTGTCCAGAGTCACCCCGAACTGACCAAGCTGATTGAGGCCTGGCCGGACCTGTCGGCCGACCTCCGCGAGGCAATTCTGAGGATGGTGAGACCATGATGGGCGGGCAATTCTGTACACCGTACACCCACGACTGGACACCTTACCGAGGGGTCCAGGGGCGATTCTGTACGCCTTATCCCCATAATCTGTACAATTTGGAGGCGAAGCGATGACGACGATCAATGAATCCGGGTTCACGGGCTTCCAGAGGTTCCCCGACTTCGGCCAAGAATTGAAACGCCCGTTCGAGGTGCACGAAAGCTGTTACGACTGTGCGGCGTTCTACCACGGCTGCTCAGCCTGGCCGGCGGCCGAGAAGTTTGCGTGCGCCCACTACCAGCGGCTACCCGACGTGATGCCGGGCACCCACGGTCAGAAGTTCCCCGACGAAGTGTTCGTGCCGACCGATCCGCAACGGTCGCCTGCCCGTGCAGATCATCGGCCAAGAGAGCCGAAACCCAAGCCCGGAGGACGCGAACAGACCAACGGACTTCGGCGATGCGAGTGTGGCGAGCCCCTGGCAAAGCACAAGCGGTATTGCGAGGCCTGCCGGGCGGCCAGAAGGCAGCGGACCCGGACCGAATACATGCGAACCTACATGCAGGGGCGCCGTGGCGGTCCGGCGCAGACGCAGACAGACTCATACGCACGCCCAGATGGCCACCAGCACCCCGTGCTTGCGCAAACTCGGGCCGAGGCATGTCCGGCAAGGGTGCCCCCGAAAAACGCAAACTTCTGTACTAACATAGGCAATTGAGAGGCAGTTTCAGCGATGGCGAAGAAAACGACATCCAAGCCGAAGGAAAACGCTGTTCGACAGGGTAATAAGCCCAGCTACGGCAAGCCGCCGGTGGAGCACCAGTTCAAGCCCGGCCAAAGCGGCAATCCGAAGGGCCCGCCCAAGCACCGGACGAATCTGTGGGTCTGGTACTGCAAGTACATGAACATGACGCAGGCCCAACTCGACAAGCTCGACCGCACGAAGCTGACGGCGGCCCAACGCACCGCGCTGACCCTGGTGGAGAACGCTGTATCCGGTGAGGGGTCCGGGGCCGAACGGATGGCCCGGTACGTGGTCGATCGCGAGGAAGGAAAGGCCGTGGAGCACCTGATCATCGGCGACGACAACAATCTGACCGATGCCGAGTGTGAGGAATTGAGGAATCTGATTCGGGGCAATCATGGCCGTAACACTGACCAATGACCAGATCCGCTACGCCGGCAGGCAGATCCTCCTGTACCGGCCGCTGCCGGCGATGGACGCCTTCCACCGAAGCCGGGCGAAGAACCGCTGGCTGTTCGGTGGCAATCGTTCGGGCAAATCTGAGAGCAACATCGGCTTCGACCTCTGTTCGTTCGCCCTGGGCCTGCATCCGCATCGCCAGACACCGAAGAACGCCACGATCTGGGCAGCGGCCAATACGTGGGACCTGGTCGGCAAGCTGCTCTGGTCGGAGAAGATTCAGGCCTATCTGCCGATGAGCCAGATCGAGTCCATCGTCTGGCACAATAAGGCCGCCGAAATCCCGAAGGAACTGAGGCTTCGTAACGGCAACCGGATCGAGTTCAAGGCCTACGAGCAGGGCCGCAAGGTCTTCGAGGGCCGGGCCATTGACGCCTTCTACGGTGACGAACAGTGTAAGAGCGATTCCGAAGGTGTATGGCGCGAGGTCCAGGCCCGACTGCTGGACAAGGGCGGGTTCACCGCTCAGTCCATGACGCCGATCCTGTTTCAGCCCTGGCTGGAGGACCGGATACGGGCCCTGCCCGAGACGGACGCGGTGTTCTACGCGGACCTGAACCAGAACCGCAAGAGCCGGGGCGGGTTTGTCGATGACCGCGAAATAGACGCCATGATCGCCGAGTGGCCGGAAGAGGTGCAGGAGACCCGCATCAAAGGTCACTTCGCGGCATTCCTGGGCGCCGTGTACAAGCTGTTCAACCGCGATACCCACGTGGTCAAGCCGTTCGAGATCCCCGCCGACTGGCCCCGGTGGCGGTCCATCGATTGGGGTTTCAACAATCCGTTCTGCTGCCTGTGGCTGGCGAGAGACCCGGACCGGCGATGGGTCGTCTACGCCGAGCATTATCAGGCCCAAGAGACCCTGGCCTACCACGCCGAACGGATCAAGCAGGTATCCGGCCGGCAGCACTACCGGGCGACCTGGGCCGACCACGATGCTCAGGACCGCTACGAGTTCGAGAAGCTGGGCATCAAGACCACCCCGGCCAAGAAGGACATCCACTTGGGCATCGAGGCGGTCCAGTCGGCGCTGAAGATTCAAGGCGACGGCCGGCCCCGGCTGATGATCTTCAACACGTGCAAGAACCTCATACGCGAGATGACCGGCTACCGCTGGGCCGAAGGGACCGAGACCCGGGACGCCCGCGACGAACCGCTCAAGGTCAACGATCATTGTTGCGACTGCCTCCGCTACGGCATATTTGGAGCGGATGGGTCGTTTTATTTCTCAGACAGCGACTTATCGTAAGGAGCAACCATGCAGGACGCATCGGACAAGCTGAAGAACACCTTGTTGGGGAGCCCGGTGACGGAGTACGACGTCCGCCAGCTACTTGATAAGGTTGTGGGCGGCCTCGCCATGCCCGGCAAGAATCCCGGCTTCGCGATCGTGGCCGGACTCCGGCAGCCACCGCCGTACACCTCAAAACTCCCGGAAATCTACATTCTGGACGAACGCGAATTGCCGGACATGCAGGCCTTGCTTCGTCAATGCCGGGCCCTGGGCAGTCAGTACAACATCGACCTGAACGGGGCCTTCCAATGGTTCGGCGACGGCGGCAATACGAGTGTGCAGGCCATCGTCTGCGACCTGAATCGGGAGCACCGGGCGGCCCACCCTCCCGCCTACCACCACCGGGACGATCTGACCGTCTTGACCACACCCCTGCTCGACTGGGACACCCCTTACCCGGCGATGCTCGGCCAGCTCAAGGATTGCCTTCGGCCGGACCACAAGCTTTTGTACCTTCGCGGCAGTAAGGTCACCCAGTACATGGACGGCATCAAGCCCGACGAACATGCGGACCTGAGGTTCGGCGCCTACCCGGCTATCGAGGCCCTGAGCTTTGCGGTCAAGGCGCTGCGCAGCGAGGCCGAGTACCACCAGTGGCAGCAGCAGCACGAGCACGAGAAAATTCCGCACTACGAGCCGGCCGATTACCTTGAATTGGACGGTTACGACCCGACCAGCTACGTGTGATAAGGAGAGCGATGCCATGGTAAGACAAACGCCAAAGGATGCCCCGCTGGGCTACGCATGGAGCCCCATGGAACTGCGCCGGTGGTGCCGAACCGTCTACGGCGGCGTGGCCTGGCCGGGCAAGCAGCCCGGTTTCGCGGTCATTCTGGGCATGGGCCGCCAGCAGCATCTCGACGGGTTCGATATCTTCCTGCTCGACGAGGCTGAATCGCCCGACATGCGGGCGCTAGTGCAGCAGTGCGCTGCCCTTGACGACCGGTACGAGCCCAAGGTATGGATCGGCGACAACCAGAACGATGCGGCGGGCCGGTTCTTACGCGAATTGAACGGACAGCGCCGGCATCGACCGTTGTCCACCATCCGGCCGTCCCTGCTCGATATGCAGCAGCCCTACCAGTACATCCTACCCGAACTGAGACGGCTGATAGACCGGGATCGCAGGCAATTGTTCCTGAAAGATAGCCGAATTCTGGAGTACCTGGCGTCAATCAAGCCCGATGAGCTGGTCGAGCTTGAGTTCCGCGATTATCCTGCCGCGGAGGCGCTGGCGATGACCGTGATCCAGATGCGGTCCGTCGAGATGCGGCCCCCAGCAGACCCCGAAGACAGCGACGGCGAGGCGATGGATTTGCTCGGCATCGGGAGGTTTCTCGGCAAGAGACGGTAGCTGAGCGGAGCGTGGCTTCGACTGAAACGCAAACACTATGGACAACGCAATGATGGCATTCGACCCGAAGGAAGCCCCCCTGGGCAGTACGTACAACGAGCATTCGCTCCAGTTCCACTGCCCGGCACGTTACGGCGGTGTGTCCTGGCCGGCGGAACGGCCGGGGTTCGCCGTGGTGGTCGCACGTGAGCGGTC